AGAAAGGGTAGGCACTTTGTGAATGCCTACCCTAGTGCTTGAATTGAGTTGTGTGGATGCTACAGGTTGATGGTTAGTGATGCAATCTTATCTGGTGGTACTGATGTTGTGAACCCACAAGCGTTAGGATGCCCACCACCACCGTATAGTTTAGCTAACCAGATCATGTTGCCTTTACTTCTAATGCTGTATACGTACTTAGCTGACCCATCAGCATAGGTTTCGCTGAGTCTGTTGTAGCAGATAACAACATCAGGCTGAACATATCCTTCCTCTACTTGGTTCAGCATGTATGCTCCCATATCACTGATCAATGTGAATGGACAAGGCACTAGTACGTACTCAGCATTGTTAACGATAGGTCTGTTGCTGATAGTGCTGCCGGGAGGCAAGTGGTAGCCGTCACTATATCTCAATACTGTAGGACCATGAGCAATAGACTTGATGATGTTGAGTTGCGTCAGTCTAACGATACGCCCCATCTCAACAAACGTACTTTCATTAGTCCTCTGATCTACCCACCAATCAAAGTTAGCAAACTCAAAGTGCATGTAGTGCATTGCAGCATTGATCTCTTTACTGTCAGGTAGTTTGAACCACCACATATCTCTGTCTTCAATGTAGCTGATGAACCAGTAAGGTGTGACAGGTACATTGTCAGCATGTTCCATACAGTAGAAGTGGGTTAACATACATGCTGAGTGAGTAGTATCTACTAGTACGTCAATGTTCTCGTACTCGAAGTAGATCTTAGATGGTGACAGGTCTAATGCTGATACAGCATCTGAATTGATTAGAGGTTCTGCTGCATATTCATCCATCCTAGATTTGTGATGGTCTATGACAGTAACAGCATTGACAAGATGGCGTAGGAGTATCAGTACGTCTAATGGATAGGTTCTGTCTACTAGAATTACATTATCCTCAGTAGTCAGTCCATCAGGAATAGTATCATCACCTGCTCGCTGAGGAATGAGTAGTACAGAGTCATGTAGTGGGCTTATGAATCTGTTGAGTAACCATGCTGAAGATACACCATCTGAATCGGTATCATGGATAATAACAAGTCTTGACATTGGGGATTGTCTTTCTGTTAGGTGTCTTGTTTTGATAACCTAATGAGTTGACCAATACGTGGTTTGTAGGGTGTTCTTACTTCACGTACAGCTTTAGGATCTAGTTTGCCTCTCCGTCCAACAGGCATTGCTTTGATTTTGTAGTTCTTATCCTCAGCAATGTATTCTTCGTAAATGACTTCCCATTCAGTACTAGCTGGGTAGTAATCCTTGGCTGCCACGTAGTGATCTCCTGACTTTAGCTAGGAAGTGTAGAACAGTACGCTTGATGTAATGAGGCAGAGCAATGTGTTTAACTCTACGTTTAGTCTCTCTGTAGTCTTCTGACCATTTCATCCCTTGACGATACATTGCACGGTTCAGTCCATGACCATTAGGTTCTAAATAGAATGTGTAGTGTAGAGGACGTGGTTGTTTAACTGTTAGCATTGTCTTTTAATCCTTGCTGAGTAGTGAAAAGCCTTTGGAAGTGATGCGTTCGATCAGTAATTGACGGTCACGATCTGTTGGAATGTAGTTATGGAACAATGTCCTAGATGCGTTATCATCTAACTCATTCCATGCAGATCCGTAGAATTGTACCTTAAATCCTCGTGCTATACATTCTCGGTATAGATATCCATAGCGAATGTGTAAATAACCTAGCTTATTGTAGAAGAACTTAACGTGTCCAGTACCTAAACAAAACTGATCAGGTATCCCAGCTAGTGAGTATCTGCCTGATTTAATTACATTAGGGATACGTTTGATCTCACGGTGTTCAGCTAACAGTAACTTGTCTGGTAGTTCTCGGGGTTCAATACCTACGTTGATTCGCGTCATATCGAACTATCTCCGTCTTAGTCTTTTCGTAGTGACAAGTGATACACATTGTTTGAGTGTTACGCAGATCGTCTTTACCACCCATACTGAGAGGTACGATATGGTCACATTCTAGTTTGTATTCAGGGAATACTTCTTCACATTGTCTGCATATGTATTCATCCCTGATCAGTGTTAGTTCTCTTAGTCTTTCGTTGTTCCTTCTACGTGTAAATGGTAATTGGTATTGTGGTTTAGGTTTAGGTATCTGTATTCGCTTGAAGTTTGGAGGCATTGTATCTATCCAGACAGTCTTGTGCATCTTGCTGAGTAAGGAAGTAAGTCCCACCGTACAGGTCTGTTGCATTACGTTGCATACTACTAAATTTCTTACCGTCATTCCTCAAGTAAGTGTATTGTCCACCGTCACTGCTCTGTCCTACTACAAAGTACTTACCGTAGCACCATGCTGGTGGTAAAGATGTGAACCTAAGCTCCCACACTTTAACTTCTAGTTGACTCATTTACTTAGTTCCTTTAGTGCTTTGAATGATCGTCTGAACGCATTTGTGACCCAACTTGGACAAGTGAGTACCCAATTGCGACGGCCTTGACTGGCACGACTGGTTTCTTTGTCCTGACAGATAACGTGCATGGATTTTAGGTCTTCAATCTTTCTTGTCAAGGTCTCCAATGGGACGTTTGTTGAGACGGCCACCGCTTGCTTGTTCAGCCCCTGCTGAGAGAGACAGACAGCTTTCAGGATCTCGAATTGGCGACCGTGGGCAGTGTCTAGGGCGACCTTGATCAGACGACGCTTCACCTTGTCACTAATCTTAGATGATCCGTAAACGTAACAGAGGCATAAAGCTAACTTCGTAAACAGCTTGCATAGACGGGTGGATGCTTCTGGTCTGCTGTCGTAGGTTATCTCTTCTCTATCGTGTTTACGTGGTGCTGATGCTCGACTGCAAGCTACAACATCAGCTAGTGCTTGTATTAGTAAGCAGTCTTCATCTGTGAAACTAGGCCGGATAATATCCTCGTTCTGGAGTCTGGAATGTAGATGATTGATGAACCCCGCTGTATGCTGTCTTTGTTTAGGGAATGATCTGCTGTCACCTTCATCATTCCCTTCTGCCACAGACAACTTACACCCGGATAGGATGCGTCTAATAGCTGTTGCGTTACGTTCTGTTTCTGTCTCACGAGTTGTCTCTAATCTGCAATGTAGAAAGCGTTCTCCTAGTGCTGCCATGTTAAGGGCATAGACTCTTTCTGTTATACCAATTACCATACCAAAACTTATGTTACTGAAGGAAGCTGAAACCCCATTCCTGTACTTCGCTTCCAACGATCCATCGAATATGTCTCTAAGTTCTCCGTATACGTTAGCAAGCTGCTGGGGAGTTGACTCAAGTAGTAGTGTTCCATCCTTAATAACGACACACTTGTTTTGTAAGAATGGGATAAGATGTTGACCTTGTCTGCTTCCGCTAACGAGTCCGGTAAACTTACTGAGTGCTCTAGTATGGTGTTCGTCTGCACACAATAGTTCGCATATGGTTGATTTTCCACTAGATGGTGCTCCTACTAAATACATCCAAAGAGGTTCTGACTCTAGCTTTACTGATACGTGAAATGCTAAACAAATAGCCATACAATCTTCGAAGGATGGTGTCACTACAAGATCTTCTTTGTAGATAGTCATCAATTGTTCGAATGAGGTACAGTGTTTAGCCTTTACTATCTCAACTTCAGCTAGATCAATTTGAGTTAGTGACGCATTGATCAGTTCAACTAGTAAAGACATTATTCAAATCCCTTATATCAAAACCAGATTCTAGTTGTCCTGAAGGTAATGTTATCTTACCCCAATCTAGATAAGATAAGCTGAGGTGTGGAATAGTATTCGATTTTATGTTTCTGGATACATAGTCGATACCATCCTTCCCCGCAGTGTCGTTATCATACAGCAACACAATATGTTTGTCCTTTAATGCAGACAAATGTGCTGAGTTGAAGTATGACCCACAAGTACCTAACAGGTCGATACCAGTGTCTTTCATCTGAGGTAGTAGAGTAAAGTAATCCCAATGCCCCTCTGCTATCCAAACAGTATAAGACCTACCAAGGTTGTTAAGCCCAACAATAGTAAGGCTGGTAGGCTTAGGACTACTATATACAATATTGGTTTCAGGGACATACTTATGTACCGCCATTATATGGTTCTTTTGATTGTAAACTGGAATCCAATAACATTCATCAAAGAATCTTACACCACATTCTCTGAGTGTTAGAGGTGTGATGCCTTTCTTCAGTTGGCATAGGTTAGTAGCTTCTGCTTTCTTTAATGCTGGTAACGACTCATACCACTTTCTGAGGTAAGAAAAAGCATTGCCCTTCTCTTTACATTTGAAGCAAGAGAACTGGTGTGGTGCTTCGGAATCCATAGATAATGAATCAGATCCACACCATAAGCATTCAGTCTTTATATTATTGTCAGTGCCACTGAACGAGACGTTAAGGTGTTGTAATAGTTTCAAGTTATTCTTACTCCGCTTCTTCCAACAGGTGTTGATACAGCCATTTTTGGTGGCATACCATTTTTCAATCTATCATAAATGTGACTTGGTTTTATACCATAGTATCTAGCCCACTCTCTTGGGGTTTTGATAGTACCATCAATTTCTAACGGTGTGTCTATCCATCGTTTACGGCTACAGTTACATGCAATTGTCTTCCTTATTGCATCAGCACGTAGTTTAACAGTGTTATCGCACTTACACTTACAATTCCAGTAGGTTCTTGTTTGCTTACCTTTTCTAACTATTGAGTGTAAAGATAGTACAATGAATCCGTTAATGGATAGTTCTGACAAGTCTGTAAACACTCGCTTCATTACGTCCATCCCATGTATTGTAAACGAGTTGATAAAGGGATACCGTGGTAGCCGTATGGGTCGGGGTCTTTGCTTAGATCAAGTATGACTTTACCTTTCATTGACTGTTCATACTTCGAGTTACTTTGCTGAGCTACTACATGACAGTCATGCTGGGTAGGGTTGATTGGTACATTAGCGATATGTTCTAATTCTCTCAGGTTGTTTAAGAAACTACTCATAGATGCTTCCATCTTTCTTTTCGTACTATTCTCGATACTTGTTGGAAAGAGATACCGTACTTATCGGCCATACTTTTCTGTGTGTATCCAGTAGCAACTTTGTCTCTGATGTTCAATACGTCTTCTTCTGTCAGCTTTACTAGATTATGTTTTGTTCCTTTTTGATCACGATATCTACCTCTATTTGACATATCTACCATGTTGTCTTTAGGAGTTCCTAACCATAAATGTTCTGGATTAACACATATTGGGTTATCACAGCTATGACAAACCAGCATATCCCCTACTGGTTCTTTTTTGAATACTACAAACGATACTCTGGATGTATGGTGTATTTTACCTAGTATTCTTATTACGGCCCTACCTTCGTTGCTGAGTGATCTTTTCCAATTCCAACAACCACTGTCGCTTATAGACACAGCATTTCTAATTAAAAATGCTTTTAGTTTAGAGTACTCCGGGTAGGATAGTAGATGGTCTACATGGGTTACTATTTTCATAAAGCAATCTCCTTGCCTTTATTCCAGTTACGGGTACATAACTCAGAACTAACGGGAGCAACAACACCATACTCTAATGCAGCAGATTCCATACACCCTTTAATTGCTAGTGCATGTTTTTTAGGAAACTTTACAGGCATATCGAAAATTAGCTCGTCGTGAACTTGCAATACTAACTGTCCTTCAGGGTAGTTATTTACTAAGTAGTCGTCGCATAGTCTCATAGCTTTCTTTACTATGATTCCTTCACTGCCCTGTACGATGTAACAGACTGCTGCATGTGCTGCTTTCTCTTGTGCTGCTTTCCACTTGACCTCTTTCATAGGAACATCCAGTGGGTAGCCACCTAGTGTTCTAACAGGATTACCTGACTTCAGTAGTTCTTTCTGATATTGAATGAAGTCATGTGCATTAGGGAACATAGAACATACCGTATCCCACAGTCCCGGCATACCCGCAGTCTGTTCTATTCTCTTAGGTGATGCACCAAAAATGAATCCAAAGTTAACATTCTTAGCTATACGTCTTTGCCCTTTAGTTGGCGTTTCGAAGTCTCCTAGTCCAAAGATCTTTCTAGCAGTATAGTCATGTGCATCCCACCCTCTAGCGAATGCTTCTATCATATCCTGTTCTTGAGTGGCTACAGCGAAAATACGTAGCTGTAGTTGAGAGTAGTCGTTACACAACCACCACCTACCTTCACCCGGACCAAAGACACTTCTTAGAGGTGGTGACTTATCTAGTAGTTCTGTAATGTCATCAAATTCATCTTCAAATGGATTTGTAGCTTTACTGACTGTTTGTAGTGGTGGGTTCTTTGCTGACATTCTGAGTGTGTCAGTACCTACAATAAAGAAGCTAGGGTGTACTGTACTAGTGATTCTAGCATTATCGAAGTTGATTAGATAGCCTAGTTTCTTCTCATACTTTCTCAATGCCATCATCTTAGTCAGGAACTCATTGGCTTGCTGAGTAGTAGGATCTTTAGGATCAAACTCTCGCTTCAATGATATGAGTGTAGCAGCGTCTACGCTATCTAGTCCTGACTTAGTTTCTTTACTGGCTGTCAATCCCATGTCTTCAAATAGGATTTTCCTCAGCTTGTTATCAGTAATGTCTTTTACTCTAGCAATTCTTTCTGTATCAGCAGTGAGTTTCTTGATCCATTCAGTACAGGTGTTGATAGCTTCTTTCAGTTCTCGCTGATGGATGTTGACTCCCTGCATTTCCATCTTATAGATAACGTGTAAGATCTGGTTATTTACTTCCAGATACGTCATTACATCTTCACCATACGACTCAATTACAGACTGCAGTAAACATTCAGCTAGTTCGAATGTATTAACACAATCGTCTTTAAGATAGGCTTCAGTAGCTTCCTGACATTGAACAGGATCAATACCGTAGTCAAGTAGTTCTTTCTCAGTGAACTCTACAGCTACTTCGTAAGGCAACCACATATCCGACTTATGCCATCTAGGTTGAGCAAGATTCCACATTGGCTTTAGTTCAGGGCACTTATCACTGGCTGTTCTCCATGTAGGTCTACGCTTCTTTACGAATGTCCTACACTTCTTAACCAGATCGTCTAACACATTCTCTGAGAGATAGTCTCTATCAAGATACTGAGGTGTTAGTTCTTTCAGTCCTCTAGCGTCGGTGTTGTGGTGTAAGTGGCTGAGGATAGTGGTATCAACAATACGCTTCCAAAACTCTGGTTTAGTAGGTTCGTCTTTATGGAAGACACCTGCTTCGACAAGTGCTTTAATATCGAATTCACTGTTGTGGATAGCTACTAGGTCTTCATCATTAAAGATGCCTCTGACTGCTGCAGTAGCTTTATCTCCGAAATCAATGTATCGTTTACGTGTTTCAGGGTTGATACCACGATGTAACATACTAAAATCTACACCATCATAAATCCCTATTGCAAATGTTTGGCATCCATGCGTGAAGTATAAGCCTGTCGTCTCGGTATCTATTGAATACATAGTCTTTCCTGTTAATAGAGAAACCTACCAGTGAGTTGCTGGTAGGTAATTAGGGCTACTAGGATTCGAACCTAGAATCAACGAATTATGAGTTCGCTGCTTTGACCGTTAAGCTATAACCCCACACACAAGTTAATGTGTAGTCTTAATTATTCTGCTGGTGCAGATAGTGCTGAGAATGGGACAATGATCTTCTTTGTTCCACTCTTAACAGTACACTTCATTTCGTCATCGTTAGCATCAAGGACTTCTACCTCACTGCCCTTGTAGAGCATAGCGTAACCAATCCATGCTGAAGGAAGATTAGTTTCCTCTTCTACCTCCTCCTCAACTTCTTCTACAGCTTCCTCTTCTGTAGTTTCTTCTTCCCATTCGTCTACTGCTTCTTCCTCAGTAACTACTTCTGCTTCTTCTTCAGTAGTCTCTTCAACGTATTCGGTTTCTTCAATCTCTTTAGCAGCAACAGCAAGGCCAACTACGTTGGTGAACTTACTACCGGGTTTCTTACCGGACTTGACTCTGAGAGTGATAACAGCTTTAGAACTGATAATAGCATTGATAGCCTTATCTAGTTCAGCATCATCTTCTACGTCAGTATAGACACCAATCAATTGAATAGTCTCAAAGAATCGGTTCTGTACTTCCTGTACTGTCTCACGATCAGTAGTCTTGAATGAGTAGAAGATAACCATCTTCTGCCCTTCGTAGTCCCCTTCATCTACGCATCTGAATTCCAACACTGCACCAAGTGATCCGTCTTTAGTGTAGTGGCTGAGACGTGTGAGATTAGAGTTGTAATCCCCGTCAGGTCCATCGAATTCACGTACTGCTACAACTTTCTTAGCCTTAGCCATATTCTTAGCTAGTGCTGATTGCTTCTTCATTGCTGCAAATACTGACTCAGTAGCTGGAGCATTGGTTGGTTTAGGAGGTGCCATAGTACTTACCTTATGTTGATTGAGAAGTTTATTAAAATCTACCGTGTTAACTACTTCAACTACTGCTTGTCTGCTCTGTCAACTGCAGCTTGATCTGAGTATTGGTATTTCTTGTATCTTTCTGCTAGTTTCTCCATGTTATGTTTAAGGGTTTCTTCACGACTAATGCCCATCTTAGATCTGATAGCTTCCATGTAGAATTCAAGATCACCCAGTTCTTCTACAACATTGTTTCGATCTACATCTTTGTTGTAAAAGATCCACTTCTTTACAGCATCTAGCAGTTCTCCTGCTTCACCAGACACCCCTACCGCTGCGTGCAGTGCTTCACAACGAAGTGGTGTAAGGGTATCAAGGATACGCTTCCCCGGCTTGAATAGTGCCGCTACCATAGTTAGATGATCAAACTCTACAGATGGGGTTACTCTTACGTCTACTTCAAGTACTTGGTCGAGTGATGCCATTATTTAATCTTTACCATACTACTGAGGTTAGCGTATGTCTCTTTTGCAGACATTCCACAAAAGATAGGGTCTTGCAGGTTATCCCAATTCTTAGCAGCATACCAAGTCTCATTGGTTAGCCCTACAAATCGTTCGTTAGTCTTAACTGTTCTTTTCTTAGTTGCCTTATCTGTTTCGAATTCAGGTTGCTTACCTAGGTACAGCAAATACTGAAGTGACTTAGCAGTACAGTTGAAGATACGGTCAGCCAGATCAGGTTGGTATTTCTGATAGTCTGGACCATTAGGGTTTTTGATAGTAGCTGACTTGCAGTGTGCCAGTAGCACCACATTATACCCTGCTTCAATACATGCTAGACATGCTGGAATGAATTCACTGCTCCAGTATGCTTCTGCTCTGCGTGGCCCTGCTGCCCACGCATTCCATTCATCTTGTTGGCGTCCTTTCATATCGCCTTTGAATTCCAAACTAGCACAGTGTTGTTCATTGATCTTTTCAAATCCTGACAACGTATCAATAACAACTGTACGACGATCATGTTCTCCATCAGCTACAGATTTAAGTGTTTCGATACACTTGTTGTATGCTGGATGACCAACTCCATCTGGTATGTCATCAGTGTTATACAGTTCTTCCAGTCTCACTACTGGTATATCTTTATCAGCTACACCTGCATTCTTAGCTGAGTCAATACCAGTCTCACCATGAGTGATGATAAAGATAGGTGCTGGGAATTGTGCTGCTAGAGTAGTCTTCCCTTCCCCCGGTTCACCAAACATCATAATGAATTTGCCAGTATCCGGTACGTCAGTATTAGCAAACTTGAATGGTGATTGTTTAGGCGGTAGTTTTTGAGGGATAACATGGGTTGATGTGGGTTGTGATGGTCTTTTCTTCATCTCTTTATCTTTCTTAAACCGAGTGTTGAACCTGTCATTGCATAGTTCCTAAATGCTTCGTCTCTTCCTTCTAAGTAAGGGTTAAACAGTCCGTAAGGTGTCATCATGTGTAGCGAGTTGTACTGAGGTTGTCTGATACCATTGTACTCTAGTCGATAAGTATCTTTACCCACCATGTAATCGTACCAGTCTAAGAACTGTTCTAGCTTAGGGTACAGACAAACATTCAAGAATCTCTCAAAGCGTTCCATTCTAGGTCTAGCAATGAATTGATAGAAATGGTCTTCTGCGTTCTCTTCTATGTACTTAACTAGTCTCTTCAGGTGAGTTTCTTTAGTCTCGGTCTCCCTCTTCTTAGGACCACGATAAGCAAATCCGCTAGGTCTACGAGAATGTTGATACCATAGAATTTCAGGTAGCTTACCAGTCTTGCTGAAGAATAGGAGTAAGTAGAAGTTGAATTGAAGATCCATATCTATCTCAGATGCAATCTTTTCTGTATTCCAGTCAGATCTGCATTTGTGTTCGAATATGTTATCGTCACCACTACCGTCTAAATATCCAGCTAGAGTAATGTTCCTGCCTGACGGTAATTCAATTGTGGCTTTGATTCTTTCTTCAGCACGAGTGATATCGTAGTTATCAAAGTCATTCTTGTATTGCTGAATGAACAGTCTTGTTTGAGAATATGCTAGTTCAGTCCACCAACCTATTTCATCCCATTCATCGTGTCTAGCAATCTCTTTCTTGTACTGCTTATCAATACAGTCTGCCATCCCTTCATCAGTTCTGGTTTTTATCCATCCTTCAATACCAGAACCTATGAGTGATCCATACCCCATATCTTTATTCCAAGGTATTACAGGTTCTAGTCCTTGGAAGTATTTCAGTTCGAATGCTACGGGGTTGATCCAGAAGAGTGATAGTGCCGATACTGATAGTCCTTTCTCAGCAGGATTCCAGATAGTCTTTACTGCCATAGAAATTGTCTTCCGTATTCTGCTATGAGCAGTGAGTCTGCGTTAGCGTGAGTGATTTTAATCTTAGGCCAAAGTCTTTGTGCTGCTGCTTTAGATACGTTCTTGTCACCTTTAGTCATACACTGCATACCTTTTTGCCACTTCTGAGGTGTAACAAACTTGTAAGGTATACAACATGCTGTTAGTAGGCCAATAAGAAATCCAAAGTTCTTACCGAATGTGAATGAACTTGTCACTCCCTGTTTAGGCATAGCATGGACATTTTCAATCGTAGCTACTGCATTCAACATGTCTGTATAGTCGTTTAACCACTGCCATATGTCTAGTTCAGTTTCAGACAGTTTACAGCTAGTTACAATTTCTCTGTCAAGATCTAGTATGCTTATCGCTCCTGACTTGCCGGGGTCAATCCCTAGGTACTGCATCGTATTCAATCCTTGAATCAATCTCGTGCATCATCTTGAGTTGTAGCTGAATGTAGTGTATAGCTTTCTTCAGGTCTTCCACTGCTGACTTCTTTCTACGGTTTCTAGTGACGTACTTAATAGCGTTGCCTTCAAAGAAGTTCAAGTCATTAGCATGGATGTATTCAACAGGCTGTATTGTTCCTTGCTTGTAGTGGCTACCACCTTCCTGTACTTGTAGGCAAGATTCGGGCTGTTCTTGAGTATCTTCAGATATTTTACGTATAAAATTGTTTTCTTCGAATCGCATATAGGCTTTCTGAGGTTAGAGAAGATGACGGTTACGGGCGTCCGTCGCTGTCAAGTTGTCACTCATTCAACTTGTGCCATCGCATTAGTGGTGAAAGACTAAGCCACTGCAACGATGCAGCCGATAACAAACCTGTTACTTACTAGCAGGAACTGGTTTACGCTTGATCATAGGCTTAGCAGATACCTCAGCGTTAGCATTAGTCTTTGCTGCTTTCGCATCATTAGCTGTCTTTACTGCTTTAGTCAGTACAGACATTACTCCTGACTTGACAGGGACTTTAGATTTAGCTGCTTCCACTTCTGCTTTAGCAGCAGCCTTCTCTTTCTCCTTTGCTGCGACTTCGATAGCTTTTGCTGCTTCTTTTTCGGCACGGTCTTTCTCTTTCTGAATACGTGCTTCTTCTTTCTGAATCTGTGCTTGTTCTTTAGCAGTCTCTGCTGCTGCAATAGCGTTAGCCTTTACTTCAGCAGCATACTCAAAGCAGGCTTCATCATACCCAGATAGGAGCGGTGGGAATGCAGCGTAGCCTTCCTGTTCTTTCTTCGTTAGTGCAATCTTAGCAGCAGTGGTCTTTTCACCAACGATGATTGCATTCAGTGCTTTAACGAATGGACCTACAATTTCTAGGTCACGGTCTTTACTTCCCGGTGTGCTGAATAGTTTGTTCCAGTATGTTACTAGAGCATGTTCAGCGGTACCGGGGTCTACTTTATTCTGAGCAATACAGAGAACAGCGTCTAGTAGAGTGTTCATCGTGTCTTTGTGTAGTTTACCATCACTGTCGAGTGATGCCATGTAGCATAGACCAGCGATGTATGGTACACTAATCTTTAGACCAGCACCCTCTTCTTCACTTGCTGATAGTACTGCTGAGACGAAGTGACATAGGTTCTTGTGGTCTTCTTTGATGAACTCCATCATTTCAGATACAATGAACTTAGGTGCTGAACTAACTGTAGCACCACCACAACGCAACCATACAAGTCTAGCAGCACCTGCCAGTGTATTACACCACTTAGCTTTACGGCTGTTATTGTTAGACCATTCTTTTGGGATAACCTTATCTACGAATTCGTCTCGGTAGATAACATGCCCGTGTTTACGGTTCATTCCAAGGTCTACACTATCTGCAGTCTCGATAGCTACACCAAAGATGATTACTGTTGTTAGTTTAAGTGTTGCGTTCTCATACTCGCTAGGATTAGCAGCATGTAACTTGTTAGCAAGGATCAATGCGTGTAGTCGATGCTGGCCGCTGATGATAGAATCGTTCCCTTCATCATCGCTACCAAAGATCAATGCTTCACCATTCAACTTCCACTTACCACGAAGCATCTCGTTAGCGTACAGCTTAACTTGACTGTTAGATAGTGGGCGGTTAGTTGTGTTCATCTCCAGTAGTGCTTTAGCCATAGCAGCGTCTACCGTACATACTGCACAGTCGATTGGTCCGTCATCGATCATGCTTGCTTGAATAAGTTCTTGCAAGCTAGCTTTAGTGGGGGTTTCTTCAGTCATCGTTAGTCCTCAAAGTTAAAACGAAAATAGCCGACTAGACAGATCCCATAAGTGACAGACGTTGCTTCAGGGTGCAACGAATACATCAGATAGGATCTGACTAGTCGGCTAAAAATGGGGGTGAGACGGATTATAGCCGGGAATCATCCTGGCGTCAAGTCTGAACTATTTTTGATCTTTTTAATTTTTGGACTGTTTTGTGTTTTGAATTTTGGTACAATTATTTCCATGACGCAGCAAGGTGCTGCTGAGTGTTGAAAGACTTGAACGAAAGACAGAACAATGACTACTAAGACTTGTGAAGCATTGATTGTTAACGCTACTGCCGGATCAGGTAAGACTACTACTATTGTAGATGGCCTGTCCCACTGTGTATCAACTAGAAGTATTTCAAAGGATCTACGCTATACACCATCAGAAGAGCAGCTTGCTATCTGGGAATGGATGAAAGAACGAATTGACGGTACTAAGGATGTTGTGTTTCTTGCCTTTAACAAGTCTATTGCTGAGGAGTTAAGTGAACGTATCACTCACGGTACTGCCTCTACTATTCATGCACTTGGTTTTAAGATCTTGCGTAGTGCTGGTGTTAAATGTAATAGACCTAACGCATGGAAGACAGTTAACCTTTACTGCACTTACATGAACATTGAGAACATCAAAGAACTAGAGAAAGAGGGACGGGATATACTTGATGATGTTAAAGAACTAGTCAAGATGTGCAAGGATCAGTTGATGACTGAAACAGATATTAACGACGATGCACTGAAGATGATGTGCTTGACACGCCAGTACGAACCAAGTGCTGACTACAGTGTGTTGACTCCAGCAGTTAAGTATATCATTGAGGAAGGTAGCAAAGTTAAGACTGGTATTATGGCTAAGCCGATTGAGATTGACTTTGATGATATGATCTATCTACCAGCACGATACGGTTACAAGACTAGTTTCGATGTTATGCTGATCGATGAAGCACAAGACTTGTCACATGGTAAGTTACAACTAATTCTAAATCAGGATTGTGAAACATATATCTTCATTGGTGATCCTAATCAGGCTATCTACGGATTTGCTGGTGCTGATACACAATCGTTTGCTTCTATTCAAGAGTCTATTGAAGATGTTACTACGCTGCCTCTTAGCTACACATATCGTTGTGGGAAAGCTATTGTAGAGGAAGCAAGAAAGATTGTTGGTGATGCTATTAACTACGGACCAACTAATCCTGAAGGAAAAGTCTATACTGTGAATGAAGCAGATATGGAACTTACTGAGGGGGATATGCTGGTAAGTCGAGTGAATGCCCCACTAATGGCTATCGCATGGAGATTGGTTAAGGAACGAAAGAATGTTAAGGTGGTAGGCCGTGACATTGGTAAGGGGTTGATTAAGCTGATCAACAAAGTACGTGGTAAAGGTAAGAACAAGATCGAATCCATTACTGAACTAGCAATGGGTATCGAAGCATGGAGAAGAAAAGAGATTGACAAGTTAACTGCTAAAATGTCTGACACAGATATGCAGCAGATTATTGTCAATGATCAGGCTGATTGCATTGTACAGATAGCTGATGAATGTGAATCAATTGAACAGATGACTGAGTTCATTGATGGTCTTTTCGATGATAGCGACGTTAAGAAGTGTATTCGACTATCATCAATTCATCGAAGCAAAGGATTGGAAGCTAGTAAAGTATTCCTCTACAACCCAGGCAACATACCTCACCCAATGGCAAAAACAGAAGAGGCTAAGATTCAGGAAATGAATCTGAAGTTTGTTGCAACAACTAGAGCGATTAATGAATTAGTGTATGTAACACCGAAGGATACTAAGAAGTCAGTGAAGAAAGCCTAGTACACTAACCGGGCACTAGGCTTTCGAGCAACCACACTAGTCAGCAATGGCTAGTGTGGTTTTTATATTGGTAGACACAGGATATCGAATTGGGGTGCTGACCATTTGATTCTGTCGTCAGTGATCGTCATTGAGTAACCAAACTCTCGGAGGATAGACTGTAGGGCTTCACAGGACGTTCCAGCACGCTCTAAAGCCCCTCTGTTGACTTCGACCAGCATAACAGGACGGGACGCTTCAATCGTCTCTCTAGCCCCCTCTAACATTTTTACTTCGTACCCTTCAATGTCTATCTTTATGAAGTCTACGCAAGCGAACTCATAAGAGTCTAATGGAGCAACGGATACTTCAGACTCTGCCCCACCGTACAGTAAGTAGGATGCACCTGAATTATCTAGTTCTACGAGTAGGGCTTTGCTGTTAGTGTCAGACAATCCCATTTTAATCGGCAGTACTTGGGGCAAGTCTTTAGTATTCTTAACTAAGCACTCGTAGGCTCTGGGGTTAACTTCGAATGCTGCCACCATCCCATCTTTACCTACCCATTGAGCGTAGGTCACAGTATGGTCGCCAATACTAGCACCTACGTCAATTACAGTACCCCCTTCTGGTATGTACTGTTTGAATGGAGTTAACATTACTTCAGCAATAGCTAAAGTTCCTTGCTCTTGAACCCATGCTGAGATATGAGTATCGCCTTCGATTACTGCCACACCATTAGGTAGTATTTTCAATTCACACCTCCAGATAAGAAATTATTAATCTCTGTTTGTATTTCAGGAGTTATTCCATCCCACGATCTGTACTGCTTAGCTACGTAGTCTGGAGTCCACACTTCAGTATCCGATATGTAGTACTGGTCTTTCTCGTACTTATCAATAAACGCACCTAACGCATTGAACTCACTAAAGCCGTGATCGCGTATTGTAATTAGATGATTGAGAGTACGTGGATACTTGTTTTTGAAGTTAGTTAAAGACGATGTTCTGTACATCCACGGCAGTCTTCGCATGTACTCATATTCAACTTCAAACCTCACAAACTCGCTAGTGATACCCTTCCATTTTTCAGCCCCACCTAGATCACCATACTTAGTTTTTAGCAGTATTAATTTACCCTCTCGTGTGAAAGACGCTTCACTGAACGGTGAATGAAAGACACAGTCAGAGTCTACAAATAGTACGCAGTCAGACCATATCCAAGTATCTGCATTCAGCTTAATCCACTGCTGTTGTATATACCCATTACTCCAATCTTCCACTCCGACTACCGTACAGTAGCTAGGAGTAATTTGTTTAACTTCTTCTAGACAAGACTGATCAGATACAATGACTACCTGATCGTAACCGCTACCGTACTTAACAATAGACTGTAAAGCATAAGGTAGCCATTTAACATCGTCTTTCCAAGTTTTAATGAAGATTGAGTAAGACATTAGAGGTTAGTTCTTTCGGTTATGTTGAGAATGAAAGCTGATGCCTCCTTGAGTGACAGACCGTAGTGTTTTTGCAGCAGTTTAACACCTACTGTGAAATCATCTTTATTCCAGTTCTGCTCGTGAATTTCATGGAATAAGTTTAAGTGCTTAGTAGTGTGTATTTGGTACCCCTTACGCTGTAAGTGTATGGGTATCCAGTAGTCCCATGCAGGACAGCCCATAGTCATCCCAATATCGTTTAAGTCATTTGCTATATTAGGAGTTATTAAGAAAGCATCGATACCGTACTTCAGTAAACTTAGGGATTTAGTCTTAGGGTCTTCTTCCCATCTAATCCCTATTTGTAAGTTATTACCCTCTATAGGTGTCCATATTCTACTAAACTCTTCTGGTGTAGATCTTATTTCTATATCAGAGTTTAGAATAAGTATTGGGCCACTTCTGGCTTGATCCAGTATTGCCCGTATTCTAACTAGTTTAATTCTGTTGAATACATCGCCTACAGAAGTGGTTTCTATAAAGTTAACTTTCGGGTAGTCTCGCTGAAGAGAGGAAGACTCTCCATTTGATTGTATTGCAGTTACTTTATATCCTAAAGATAACCACGACTTAATACATTTCTGTTGTCTTTCTTTTCGTCGTGGGCTTATTGAAGTGCAGATCCTCATTAGGGGAACACCTGTCTGTCTAGGGGTTTGTTATGATCAGCACAGCGTAGACAATTACGCTTACCAGTGTTGTTGTTAGCATGTCCTATAGATGAATATTGGGATATGTGTTGTACTGGTGAAGGGTCAACACACCACATTTCTAAGCCAATACCATTCAGTACTCGACCTATCAATGAATCTACATTTTGTATTAGCCAAGGTTTCTCTTTCTTTTCTTTTACTAAGTTTGCTTTCTCTTTATCTGTTAAGTTTTTAGGGGGTATACCAGTCCAGTCCTTTGTTAGTGGATGGTCCAGTATTTGATACACCACATCTCTAGGGAACACTAACGCACAAGCACCCCACAAGTTGGCCGTTATTAACCTGTTTACACCTAACGGTCTCATCTCACCTGATAAGTTCTGTGAGTAGTGTTTTGCTGTGTATAGACTAATGAAGCCTACGTTAGAACTAGGCCACATAATCCGTTCAATAAATGCTCTACTGTCAGGATGAAATAGGCTGTCGTCTTGTACTGATAGAATGTATTTTGCTGTAGTTTTATCTAATGCCCATCGCATTGATCTTAACCAGTTATGCCAAGCACCTAGCCGTACAGTATTGCTGAGGAAAGAATATCCTTCAATTACAGTGCTGTCTGGTTCAGTAAATATGACTGGTTCCCATCCTGCGTATCTAATAGATTCTAAACAAGTCTCTATTGTAGGATCTTGTCTAGGAGCAGTGGTGACAACAACAGCCCAATCTTTATCAGTAGCTTTCTCTATTGGGTTAGCTGGAGTTGGTATGTAAGCTGTAGCCTTCTTAGGCACTATCGGAAGTAGTAGTTCTGAAAGTCGTTCTTTTCTTTGCTTAGGTTTAAGTACTGCACGTATAGTTTCAGGGAATGGAAGGTTAGCGTAACAATCATTTACTAGTCTTTCGTGTACATGATTGTTGCGAGTGTCTAGAGATCTAAGGAACTCTAAACAAGTATTACAAGAGATACGATAGCCTATCTCTTTCTCCCATACTTCTCTTATTTGTGTCCCTACAGTGCTTGGTCCTGTTGAGGGTTCTTCTGCAGCAATTGGTGACATTACTTTGTTACGACTAGGTCTTTCAGTTGGGGCGTAAACAGTAACATTAGAGAAATCTACAGGTTCTTTGAGATACTTACTGACTATAACTGCCCTCTCTCTAGAAGTGAACAACCTACCGTTAGCTTTAACTGCAGTGCCTTGGCAGATTTCTTTTATACGTCCCGGCATTCCAACACAGTCAACATTTAGGTTCATGGTTAATTCATTCTGGTAGGGTTAGAGTTAGTTCAGGACGTTCCTGAATCATCTTAGATACAGCTAGTTCGGTTTCTTTCGTTAGATTCTTTCGTTCATTTAGGGATAGATTCTCTCCGGTACTGCTGACAAAGATTACTATACTCTTACCTAAGATAATGACTAGTAATACTATTAAAATCTCTTTCATCATACCTTTACTCTGTGATAGTTATTCTGATCCTACATGATAAGTCCGGGAATGGTGGCATTGCACTTGGCATCTTATCTATGCAAGTTGGGGGGTTTGTAAATTCGAATACAGCATAGATAGGAGTGCAGGAGGATTCAATATGAGTTCCTGAAAATCCATTGAATGTTAGGTATGCTCCTGGGTCTGAACTAGAAGTAGATGAATCTGTATCAGAGAGAGTAGCACATAAGTACCGCAGATTACGTAGTTCAAAGTAGAATTGAGAAGTTTCACATAATCTAGGGTAAGGAAACGAATAGTCAACTCTCCATTCCCCATTTTCATCTCCCGGAAGACATGTACTCTTAGGTAGGGATACTGTAACAGAGCAAGCACAATCGCAGTCCATAATCTCAATAGTAGCTGTCAGTGTAGCAGGTAGTTCATCACAAGTCATTCCGCAACAACCACCGGGAGGTGGAGGTGGTGGTTCACATGGATCGCTACAATCATCAATAGTACATGCTCTAATAATGAAGTACTCTATCGGACCGCAGTTATCAGATGACGATGTTTCATGGTCTCCCTCGTAAGGCACTTCTATTAATATAACTCTATCACCTACATTTAAGTTAGGTAGCCCACACGCCTCTGCGTATACTTCGTCGATAGGAACATCAGTTAAAGCACAGGGGTCGGTTTCAATTGGTACAGTGTATATAAGTATGTTGTACCTACACCCACCACAACTAGCCAATACTCCAGTGTCTACTGTCAGTTCAAATCTGGATAATTCAGAACTTGAACTAGCCTCTACACTAGAACTAGGGTCATCGCATCCACAGTACTCACTAGCACCAGAAGTAATAGGGATTCTGTTTTCACAGTCATTATTAACAGCATTACAACTTAATGATAGGTTAGTAGCTAGTTGATCACATACATATACTTCCCAGTCGTTAATGTCTTCTAGTTCTGATCCAGCAGTTGAATAGCAGGTAACTTTTATGTTTAGTGGGTTACTTTCTGTTGGAGTATTACATAAGAAAGTTGAAGGGTCTAGTTCCCATTCAGTACATGCTGGGTAACCACCACAGCCAGTGTCTACTACATTAGTGATACGGGCCATAAATTTAATCCTATTAGGATTAAATCCGCAACACCTACACTCAGATGTTGGTCCCGTCAGTGGTTGAGGGAACCCCGTATGCCGCACTCGTAG